GGAAGATGGAGTTGTTCGTGACCTCAGTTTTCTTTTCATCTTTCCCATCATTCATTTTTTTCCTCTCGGACTGGATTTTGTGTAACTCCATTGTCATCTCACTTGTATGCTTTAACATCCCAGATAGCACTTCAAATGCTCTGGGGTGTTCGGCATCAGTCGCGAGATCCATCATCGTATCAATGGCCTTTTCTGCTTTATCGATCAACGCCTTGAGTTTCTCCCGAGAGTATTTGTAATCTTCCTCGGTATCCTTTACGTAATCCATGTCCTCGGGCTTCTTCATTGCCGCGGCAGGTAGGTTACTCATCAAGGCATCAAATATTTTTGCTTTATCTTTCATGATATGATTCACTAACTCTGTGTCACACCCGCTACAATTCTATTTGTATTGGAGACAGAAGAGGAGGCAACAGAGATTGGTCTGAGGGTCGAGACAATCTTGTCTGTATTGGAGACGGAAGATTTTACAACACGTGTCGGTACAAGAGTCGATTCTATTCTATCGGTGTATTCTATCGTCGATGTAATCATACTCCATCATCACTATCCAAGATCAGGGTCGTGATAGGGCCGGAATCCGAATCCGCAGTCACTGATATCTCCTCGAGGAATCCATCAGAATCCGCATCAGTGAGACTGCCACTATAATTGAATAGGTCAAGGTCGACCTCATTGATTACCTTCTTCTCTTCTACTCGACCGCTAAACTTGATCTTCACGGTGAATGTCATTGTATAGACAATCAACTGTCTTGTATTGGCAAAATCTCCTTCATACTCATTAGAAAAGGTTGTTCCCGCGAGAACAATCGGAACATCTGTCTTTGAACCAGGTCCCTCAAAGTCTTTAACCGTCACGGTATATTCCGGGGCAAAGGTTGGTAGAATCTGTTCGATGACCTGGAGCGCATCATCCTGTGTCCTTGCCATCACACTGAGACTCAACGTGATGTTATACGGCACGCTTTGTTTGACGATCTTCCTCTGTAAGGCATCCGTGGCATCAAAGACACGATCATTCATTCGATTGAGTTTTTGCGTCGAATCATATGCGATATCGTCGATCTCAAAACTCATTCTAGGTAACTTGATTGCAATTGATTGTCCTTCAAGTTTATCAACCTCATCGATCCGCGCGAGGAATTTCTCAATCGGGCCATATGCCAGTGGCACCTTAATCGTATTGAGAATCTTATCACCACTCTGTCGACGAACAACAATATCATTGAACAAACTACCAAATACGGCAACCGTTTTTCGAATCGTCTTATTATAGAAATAGTCTCCTAGCATTTTTATTGAACGTAGTTAATGTCACCAAATGGATTCGTCTCACTGAAATCAACGAAATCATCTCCGATACTCGTGAACACATCATTTTGTGCCCGTGCATCGACCTCAGTGACACCTGATGTGCCATCGGTTGTTGTGATTAGATAACTTGCACCACTTATCGTGCCAATCAAATTACCATAAGCACCCGATGTGACCTGCCAGAATGTATCACTGCCATTATCGGAATCCCTTGAGTGAATCACATGTGCAATAGAATTAGAAAGTTTCGCGATCTCACCACGAATCGTTGTATCAGAATCCAGTATCTGTGTAACCTCTTCACCGATTCGAAATGTCCCAGTACCAGAGCCCAGTGTCAAGAGATACGGGAAGGCTTCAGCCTCCTCGATTTCATCAATAGCACGAATACCGGTTTCAAGGTTCTCATTACTGTATTCAAAGAGCTCACAGGTGAGTTCGTATGTCGGAAGATTCCCCAATTGATAAAACGGAGAATCACCTGCGACATATTTGATTTCAAATAGACCATTGACCATCGGGAAGTAAATCAGATCTCCCTCCGCGGGCCGAACTTCTTCCGTGACTTTGAATCTCCCTACAAGATCATCCCATCGAGACCGAGACGCAACCAGTTTTATTTGATTGCGAATCTCTAGTCCGAACTTCGAGAGGAACTGACCATCTCCTTCAAACCCATCCGCACTAGCGACATACATTTCGATCTTAAAAGCAGAGCCGAATTTGCTTTGGATGACCTCGTTTAGAATTGTGTCACGGTTTACAATCCCTCGGGGAAGATAATACACTTCATGCCCATATATGGATAAGGCCTCCATAATGAGATTTTCCTGGAGTCTTTTCTCTGAGTTTGTTCCTAGAGATATGTAGCGGTTTCTCGGCATAAAGATTATCCAACAAAAAAGTCTGGTGGGAACTCATGATTTAACCTGATGTTTTCCTCGAGCTTTTCGATCTCTTGATTTGCATCATCGAATAACTGTCGACCATTAAGTGTCACACCACCCGGAAGTGTCAGGCCTTCGAACTTTATCAGATTCGTTCCCCAGTTGCGTTTAAAGAGTGCTGTGCAATACCGCTTCAGCCACATGTCGTTATAGACATCCGTATATGCCTCGGGGTCTACTGTTTCATAGCCCTCGATTACCAGATATTGACCAGCAGTGATATCCGTGCCCCACTTGAAGGATGGAATCTCGACACGATCTCGGTGCCGATTGAATTCAATCTGCTCTGTGGCACCCGATATCTTCAGGTCAATCATCGCCAGCGTCTGCTTGGCAAGTTCATATCCCACAAGATCGCCTGGACTCCTGAGACCCGTAAGGTCATTCATGTGCATCTGATAATCCAGTGAGAATATATCAGTGCCACCGGTACTTGAATTCTTTACCGGTAAGATTCGCTTGATGAACAATAGATTCTCTGGCACAGAGATATATTCATTCGTAATATCATCTGTCGTGACTAGATGCTTACGAAAATTCCTGACAACAGCATCACTGTGATACTCTTGGAAATACTGAATCGCTTCATCGATGCGATCCTCCATCTGGTCATCGTCGAGATTGACTTCGATCACTGGATGACCTAGTGCCCGAAGGCAATAATCTGAAAGAGCGGTCCTGGAAGCGGGTGTTGCCATAGTTGTTGTTATTTATATGTGATTAGATGTCAAGATCTTCTTTACGGAGATCGTGCAGGTCTGATTTCAATCCATTCAAGATGTCTGCCGAAAGAAGTTCGATAATCTTATCCTGACTTAGTGGAATATGCGAGTAACCCTCTGTCACTGGGTCGATATCTTCATAACTCAAGATATTACCAGAATCATCGATCTTGGCCTTCTGGAAATTCACGGTTGCCGACATATCACTCGCGAGGGGACATGCGATGATGATACTAGACACATGAATCTCCGTCGTTGTATTTACGATGGATGTTGCTACTGTTTCTGACATATTTTTCTTATTGTGTTAGCTGCTCAAAGAGTTTCATCTGTTGATGTTGCTCCAGTAATTTTTGGTTTTCTTTATTTATATCACCAGACTCACAGAGTTTCGCCCACCCTGGATTCAGTGTTTTGTTATCCTCGAGCTCCAGAGTTGGTTTATTTTTCAGATAATCATCATGATCAAAGTGTTCTTGCAGGAACTCATGGAAATTAGTATCTGTATAGAGTTTCACATAATCTATCTGACCATGCCAAGGCGGGATCTGCCACCAGATATGGTCATTCGCTGAATTCAAGATTCTCTGTAGATAGAAATTCAGTGATATATCCTTTGGATATTCAAGATCCCAATGGATATCGCGTTCCCTGGTATAGTAATAATGTGAACACAGGATATCACCGGGATGCCGAAGAAACATGAAGGTGAAGTAATCTTCTTTCTTAGCCAACCTATGTAATTGCGCATCCCAGTTATTGATATGATTGTGTATATAGGTTGGTCCTGAATTCCTCAGGCGCAGTAACCGAACCATCTCACTCACATTCCAATCATTATCCCGAGGCGTCACGGTTTCATCCCGCCGAAATCTTAATTGGTGATTCCAAGGGATCAGGAGTAGATGATTCAGGATAACATGCTGAATCATATATTGCTGGACATGAGATCCCGCGGTTTTCATTAGATGGATGAATGCAACTTTATTCTTCATGGTATTCCGGGAAATGTTCTTTCAGGAAATTGAGTTTACTTGCCCCATCACATGGATCACCTGCATAATGAACAACCTTTGCTTTATCTAATTTTAGATTAGCCATGTGGTCTTTTCCGATGTAATAGATCGAGAAGTACTTCTTCATCAAGTCTGTGTTGGATATCATATTACTATTGAAGTAATAGTTCATGAATGACTGTTCAAAGAAATACTTCTTTCGCCAGATCGATATCAGGTACAGGATATTCTCAAAGTGTTTTTGCATGACATCAGATACAATGAACATGAACTGACCTGCATTGAATGGCAAGAGCTTTGCCTCCTCGAACTTCTCCATCTCATTTTTTTCGTATCTCCGAATCGTATGAAAGAATGTCTGGTGTGTTTGGGCAAGACATTCATCATGGACCATTGAATAGAATGTTTTTGTTGATAACTCGAGTCCAAACACATCCTGGATATCGATCTTCCCGAAGACTATATCTGCATCCAGGTACAGGACCTTTTTGTATTCTGCTATCTTCTCGAAAGAAAAGAGCTTTAATTTATTCATTGATGCCTCGATACCATCTTTTGCCTTTTCTAATTCAAGATAGTGAAATTGAACCTCCGGGAAGATTTTGCAAAATTCATGCGCGGCCACCCCTGAATCATGGATGATCAAAATATCAAAGTCGATCTCCCGGGTATTTTGAAGAATCGACCAGATACAAGCTTTGACCATTCGGGTGAATTTCTCATCTAACCCCAGGGTGAAATAGATTAGGTTCTTCCCAGAATGGTTTACCGTAGGTGTTAGGTCATGGGTCTCCTGAAATTTCTGCGTGATTTTATCAAAGAGCATCATATCATCAAAATACTCATTGTCAATTGATATACCAATAAACATTTTGGCAAATTTGCTTGGTTTCAGATTGAAATCGTCAAGTGGATATTCCCATCCTGTCTTTAGTTCCCAGTCTGATTCATGCGAATCCGTAAACCCCTTGAACTTTACTATTTTACTATAGAGTTCTGCATTCTCTAATTTCTCAAAGATAATAATGAAACCATCTTCCGTCGCCTGACATCGATACCGAAAGGGTTGGGGATCAAAGTTTGTACCCGGGGTATCGATCAATCTGCGAGACCGGGAATATCCCTCCACTAGATCTTTGTTGAACGCCTGGTGCATGTAAAGATTTTTACGTGCATAAAACCTTCGCTGCTCTTTATACAAATACTTTACAACTTCAAATTCCATGTTCGACCACAATGACACATAATATGTATGAATAGGTTATAACCTATTCGAATGATTAGTAGTTCACAATGTAACTTGAGATGATATGCCAATTAGAACCATCGCATTGGAGGGTGACGGCGCGGTATTGTGCATTGAATACAAAGGTAGAACTCCCATCTATCGTCTCGGATGCATTTGGATCAATTGTAACATTATTGGAGGAAGAGTCTGTTTTCTTGATTATAAAAGTCTTGCCCGTGGCACCTGAAGCAGCAGGAAGATTTACTGTCTTAACACCACCTGCTGCATTTACAAGAACAGTATGATTGGTATCATCAAGTGTATCGGTAGCTGATATCGCCTCGATTGGGAGAGACATAGAACCATTGACGGATAATTTTGCATTTGGTGCTGCAGCATTAATCCCAACCTTTCCCTCATCATCAATCGTAAATAATTCGGTTCCACCATTATTCTGAACCTGTAGAATATCTGCCGACTGACCTGAAGCTCCTCTGACCACCAGAGTCTCGTCATCGGAATCCTGCCCGTGAACAGTAAGTGTTCCGAGTGAAGCACCAAGACCGGCTACAAGACCGGATGTAGTAGCACTTGCTTTCTCAACACCGCCCACGGACATACCTAACTTCGTGGCTGTTCCAAATAAGCCGGTATTATGAAGCGTGTCGGATCCTGCATGGAAATTATAGCTCGGGACGCTGGCGGTTCCCGGATCGGTGTAGAGAACTTTCCCGAACACTTTGTCATAACTCAAATTCCATTGGCCCACATCCCAAGTATTGGTCGTGAGCGGGAGCAAACTCTTGGTGTTAATATAATTAGTGGCCACGGAAAATACCAGATGCCCAGTCGACTCTAGTACTTGCCAAATAGTTGCCGCTTGTCCTGCAGCCGCTTTGAGCACAAATGCTTGATCTGACGCATTGTCGCCATAGACCGTCAGGGTTCCAAGTGGTGCCGTCCCATTAATGACTGTCCGTGCAGCAATAGTGACATTACCCGTGCCCTTGGGTGAAAGAATAAGATCAACATCGCTATCATCACCCGCAGTAGAAATAATGGGACCACCGCCGGTTGCTTGATTCTCAATGTTAATATGGTTGACTGCCGATCCGTCTTCCGTGAAGGTAAGAAGTTCTCTTGTCCCATCACCTATAGCCTGACCATTGACATCAAGTTGACCACCTAGTTGAGGAGAAGTATCTTCAACCACATTAGAAATACCAGTATTGGTATCGATCTCGTCTTGCAGATTATCAACCGTCACATACTTCCAATTGTTTGCCGTCTCATCCCAGATAAGCAATCTATCATTTGTTGCAATGACGCCTTCATCAATATCGGAACCATCATCGGAATCTGGATCAGCAAGAGCCACTGTAATGGTTGCTCCAGAATTAGTGACAGAAATACCATCACCACCAAGGAGAGAAAAGTCAGCATCACCAGAGGTATCAGATGCCTTGCTTCCAGCACCAGAATCTGTCGTGATATTGACTGCCGTGATGTCACCCGAACCTCCGCCAGCAGCAACTTCCAGACTGATCAATCCTGTTGAATTATCATATGTCAGAACATAGTTGTCTTGACCAGCTCCAATTGATTGATCGGCATCAAAGGACATGGTACCGAGAATAACATTACCAACACCATTAGGCGCAATCGTGATATTTGCACCACTAGTACTTACGATAGACTTACCATTGACATCCAATGATCCACCGAGTTGTGGTGTGGTATCTTCTACGATATTAGAAAGCCCACTGCCACCGCCCAAACCAGAAGTGAGATTCGAGTAAGTGACTCTTTTCGTTGTCCCATTCTTTGAATCAGTAGTATCTGATATATCTTGAACGAGAATTAGATCACCATTTGCTGGCGTCTCACTTAATTCTGTTATTTGATGTAGATATTTTCCCATCTCATCTTGTCACATTCTTTGAGATGTGTATGGTACCCTGGATCAATCGATAAATATCAAGTGAATCAGAATCAGCACCATCGGAATCGGATTCCGTTGCCTCGATATCATACACATACCTTGCTGCCGTCAGGAGAGATGTCTGTGTATGTGTGAGTGAGATATCAAGAACATCCGTACGACTAGAATTCTGTACGATTGTAAATGATGTCGCTGCAGCATCTGAATTCAAGGTCTTACGAATCTGACCTGAATAGTTATAACTCGATAGATCAAAAACCTGACCATCTTTTTGTACTGTGATCTCGGCTGTGAAAGCAGCACCCTGGTCAATGTATATGTCCTCGTGGTTAGCCATTGTCTCTATTTATTATTGGTTTGCGGTTGGTCTATGGATTGAAATGGGTTTTGGTGAGACCAGAATAAGTTTCATCTTAAAGTTACTGTCGTAATTCAGAAACGCACCGAAATTTCTATCGATCTTAAGTTCGTTTCTTTCATCCTCTACATCATCGGTTTTTGCAACAGTGATTTCTTCCATCATCATCTGACCACCCGTGAAACCAAAATCAGCAGAACCAGGATTATCGACTGTCCCTCTCTGCTGATGAATAATGGTGTATACCTTATTTGTATCATCTGCTCTCCTGTAACTCAGAGTAATGATTGGGTCGCCGTCTGCTGCCACGATATTATAATACAGAAAGAGTTTGACATTCACGGTGTCTGTGTGATCAGATATGATTCGAACCCTTGCCTGTCCTGTATAAGCATCAAAATCACTATCAAGATCAATTGATAGTGGGAAACCTCTTTGAATAAATTCATTGTCTTCCCCAATGGTTTGAACCAATGCCGGTTTATCCTGAATCTCCCACTCATCCGAATCTTCATCATACACCAGAATACCATTATCAGCAAGATCAGTGAGATTGATATCCGACCGAAGGAGTTGGGTGATATTAAAAGATGAGTGATTCAATGATCCGTCAATGTGGACATCACGATCTGTGATCCGAAGATTGCCCTTGGAATCAATTTCAATGCCGCCTTTATCAGGTCCATCCCGCATGAAATCATTTGTATGATTAACCTCACTGATGATACCATTGAATTTTTCGGCAAAAGACTTTAGACTATCAAATGTTGTAACACCCTTCTTTTTAATGCTATCAAATGCTTGTGACATATTATTCTGGTCTTGTTATCTGTTCAATGTTATCGGAAGAATACAACATGAATCTCACGGGATTGTCACCCATGAAATAATGATCCGAATCTTCGGTCCAAGGAGATGTATCTTCTGCTGGATTCCAGTCGGCAGCATATGATATGATCCTTACTGAGATTTCCGTAACACCAACCGGGACCGTGATTCGACCCACAAGTTGGGAATTACCATAATGAGCGCGATTATTCCATCCCTGGAGCCGGACACTTTGTAGTATGTCCAAATCCCCTGGGTAAGAAATCTTACCTCCACCTGCAGTTGGCACATTATAGTCAGGTGTGACACACAGAGAGACGATTCCATTACCACCATAATACGGTCCCTCTGCAAAAATGATTATATCGTCGGCGCTTCTCCCGGAATTACGAATATAGATTTCTTGAACGGCAGTTCGATCTGCCTGACTATCTTCATTATCAAAATCACTTGAATCACCGCCAGCGGCGTCGAATGTTGCACCAAGATCAATGAATGGACCCTGAAATGATTTTGGTTTTTTCGTGAGATCGAATATTGGGGTTTCCCCGAGATCATTATAGACCAGAACATCATCATGCGCTGGCGGTTCTTCTGATCCCACACCGATTGGAATACCCTGAATTGTATTTGCAGATATATTACGAAAGAGGAGAGAACCATTTACCGTCACGTTTCCAGTAAAGACCAGATCCCCGGCATGTCTATCATCTCCATCCTGAGTCAGAATATGAAGACCGCCATCACCCCCCACGAAATCAAGGAAGGGAATAAGACCATCAACATAATTGATGATACCATTTGACTTTCTTCTCCAAGTATTAAGTGAATCAGAATATGCCAGACCGGTTGGTCGACCATATGAACCTTTTCCATCGTTGAATTGTGTGAAATCTATTGAATCGACGATCGGCATATTAATCCTTTAGTTTCTCGACATCATCTAATCTCGAAAGTCTTATATCTGAAAATGATTTGTCTGTTGTAGTTCCAACCTCTGTTTGATTTACCGAGATAGGTTCTATAAGTGACGGTCCCGCTATATCACCAGAACAATACAATAAGAAATGCACTGGAAATCTATCCTTATCATTTTCACTCTCCACGGATTTTGGTATATGAAATTCTACCTGTTTGGTGCCTTCACTTGTATTTTGAATCACTCCTGTCATCACGGCAGGTCGAATATAGGTATACTTACCAGAATCTGCCTTTTGATGAATCACATTCACATCAATCACAATACTGGTTTTCAACAATTCATTTTCCAGATTGTCGGTTGTATTACCATATTTGAGTTGAAATACCTGATCAGTCCCAGTATCTGCACTGACATACCCAAAGACCTGAACCATCACATCACTTGTATGTCTGAACTGCACGGTATAGACATTACCTATTTTTGTACCAGCGAATGGTCCATAATATCTTGCAAAACCTCGAGTTGGCGAAAAGTTCTGTGTCTGAGCATCATATGTCAGGACATCATTGTGTTTGATACCTTTGGTATTGATAGCAACACCCTTGATCTTCTGTGCAGAAGCTCGATCGGCATATAGATTACCACCATTGATAATCAGGCCACCTTTGATCGTGACATCTCGTCCATCCGGGACAATTAATTTATTGTCCAGTGCATATTTGAAATACCCTAATTTATCGATCTGATTGATCGTAGCATTTGCCTTCAGGGCAAATTCATCAATCGTGTCGTTATGTTCTATACCGGTATCACCAATGGTATAGAAGTCTTTTGCATGGGCAATAGGCATGATTAGAATTGAATAACAACACGAATTTCTTCTGTCTGATCTGTCGACCGCGTCACGGCTGCTCGGTTTTCCACGAAGATCACATCACCGTTCTGAATCACTGGGTAAGAATAAGCAGTCGTATTTGCAGGACTCGCTGCTGGGAATGATGTAAAGACACCATTGCTATAAGGAACGGTAGCATTTTTCACAATCCTTGTATTTCTGCCACCCGTCAGGACATTCGATTGGATGTATGGGTAATATTCTCCAGTACCAATTGCATTTGGAGTCACAGAATCACTTGTATCATCCGCGACATTCTTGATATAGATTGCAGTTGTCGCATGGAATTCCCTCATCGTGTAGTTTGAATTCACGGCAAAATCATTTGCATTCTGGTGATAATATATC